CCTTTTGGAAGAGTAATCAATTTATATTTCATTGATTGTGTCTCGTCAGGAACCGCCTCTGTAATTGGCATATTTTCGATAGCAACACCATAGTAATCTGAACCAAGTGGGTGTGCAGGATTCCATAAATCATAATCAATTTCATCATCTGCTAAAGCAAATTGTGTTATTGTGAAATTGTTTCTTCCTTTTGCCAAAAGTTCGCGACCCTTCTTTGTCAGAATCGCATCTACTGTAATCGAGGTATTGTCTAAATAACCCATGTTAGTTACTCCTTGTTGAATATAATGTTACTCATATAAATATACATATTCTTTATTTTCCTTTAGATTCCACTATTTGCGGAATATTGATTTAGATTTATTTGATTAGGATCTACAAAAAATAATTCAACAACAGGTTTTCCATCTGGAGTGTTTCTTGTATCTATATTCACATCTGGACCTGTAATTTTACATCCTTCAAATCTTTGATTACGAATTGAATTAGTCAAATTATTTGGATTTTCAAAACTACCTGTTACGAATTCATACGAATAATAGTTTCGCTCATCTATGTCTAAACTACTTGTATAATAAAATTTATAAGCACTATAATAATTATCAAGTCTATATGATTGATACGTTGTAAAAACAAATGTTGATTTTGATGAATCTTGAGAAAGTTGTGTCCATCCTAAACCATATCCAATGTCAGGACTTCCTTCTGAGTAAGCAACATTTAGTTTGGTTTCGGTTGGACTTGAAAAACTACTGTCCAAAAATCCCGAAATAGTCGAACTACCAGAACCAAGTACAGATGATATATTCGCAAGTACCTTTCCAAAATTTTTACTAGATAGTGTTGAAAAATAGTTTACATATTCTGAGAAAATAGAACCCGTGGTTGCTTTCAAACTAGTTTTCAATGGAGTAAATGTATTTTCTACAAAATTTGCAAAATGTCCACGAGAACTTGATATTGTCATTGAGTATGGTTTTGCAAAACCGGTTGGAGTTATTACAGTATCATAGTCTCCGGCTACATTTATATCTTGAGAAGATTCTATTTCAAGTGGTATATCAAATTCACCGTCTATCTCTTGATAGGAACTTTCATTTTCAAAACCAATTAGAATAGTTGCCTTTTTGGAAGAAACAGATACAACGGGTGTTGCAGATGACGATATTTCATTTGTTCTTTGAGTATTATTTGGTTCACCACTAAAGTTTCTAACAACTTTTACCTTTGAACGTTCAAGTATATTTGGCTCTATAACTAAACCAAGAATTTCATTTACACGAGCAGGTAATGTTTGACGAATTTGATCAAATACACTCAAATCAAATTCAGATATTAGTCGTATGTACGCAGTAAAGTCATTTTTATTTGGGTACTTTTGCCAGTATTCTCTAGCAAACCACTTTAATCCAGGATATTCTTCTTTATCAATGTTGGAATATTCCCCAAAAAAATCATCAATTGTAGTATATCCTATTGCCTCATATATGTCTTCATTTATCACACTTTGTGGTGAAAAGGCAACCATAAGCTTATTAGAGTCAATTGAAAATTTATCAAATTGAGAAACCTCAGATGAGAGCATCGGATCTAATCCACCAAGAAGAGAACCTGAATCAATTCTAACCTTTTCAGAAAACGGCGTATTATTACCAACTGTTGCAACTTCCATATTATAGGTTTCAGTAATAGATTCGAATGCATCATAATTGAATCCAACTAAAGAAGCTGATTTTGGCGATGTATAAAAATTTTGTTTTCTTTGATCTGGATGTGAACTTATGATACTTGATGTTTGAGTTGTATCAAATTCTTGCCAGAACTTGAATTGAGCTTGTAAATCGTAGAATGATGAAGTTGATGTGTTACCATTATAGGCACGAGGTGCCATTACATGATTATTGAAAGAACTTTCATTTAGTTTATTTGTCCAATATCTCAATTCAAAAATTGAACCTGATAGTATATTATCGGTTTGTGGGTTAGAACCCGACCCTATAAATAATGTACCATCAGATGCCCATGATCTGTTGTAACTACCACTTGTACTACCGCTAACAATAATACTACCTGATTTTTCTATTACAAGTTTTCCATACTTTGCAGTCTTTACATAGAAGTTATAAATTTGATTTGATGAAGTCAAATCATTACTGTACTCTCGTGTAATCATCAAATTCAGAGGAACATCATCATAGAAATATTGATCGTAAATTGATGCAGATGTATACGTTGTTCCGTTACCCAACCAGAAAGTTATAGAACCTTTACCAAGATCGGTTCCATTTTTTTCCATAGTTACAAACCAATCAACACGACTACCCGAATTTTTTTGTAAAAGTGTTTGTGTTGTATTACCGTTATAGGAATACTTGGACTCTGGTTCCATTTTCCAACGGAATGTTAGAGTATCTGGATATAGCCATGAACCAGTTGGTGTTGTTACACGTTCCCAAGGCACGGTAACATAATTTGGTACAGTTGGTAAAGGTAAAGAGCCTCTGAAATTTAGATAGTATGTATGTTTTTCCCATTCTGTTCTTGGAATTATTCCTAAATCCGCATTATCAGGTCCACCAAATTCTCTTATCGTCAGAAGAGTTTGTGGAATACCATAAGCAGCAAGAAGTGCCTTTATACCACGAGCAGTTCCCTTTGTTTTATAGATGTATGGAAGATTATTGAAAATACGTCTCCATACTTCTTTTGTTCGTTCTTCGTAAGACTTAGCAAGATACTTATTTATCGTTGTTTTGCCAGTCCATATCGGTTCTGTACTACCACTTATTCCGAGTGCATATTCCCAAAGATCTTTTGTTTGTGTACCATGAGAAAGAGTCCAACCAAAGTTACGAGTTGCATCAAAAATCAAATCTTGCGATAAACCAGATCTAGGATTTTCTTCTCGAAGATTCTTTTTCAGAATATGGTCGGTGTATAAGTAAATAACATCGAAATGTTGACCAAGCATATTGACAAATGTAACGGCCTGTTCATTGTCTGAATCTTCACGAATATGGTCTGGTAATGCCCTTGAAAGTGCATGATAATTTTTTGCATCGTACTCATCAGCAAGTGTCAGTAATGAATCTGACCAATCTTCAACAAAAGAAGATGTGTATGAATAAAAATTGAACTTACCTACTTTGGTGGATATATCATAAACACTAGCAGTAGAATTCAATTCATATTTTGGATGAGGTGATATTGACGCACTTATTTGATATGTGTAACTAAAACTACCAGTTGAATCATAATAAAGGTATCGTTCAAATCCATCGAATCCAGATATTACTTTATCTCGTAATAATTGTATTTTTACTTTGTTCGAAGCAACTGAGCCAGATATTCCATTTATTCGATTTATTTCACTGTTATAAAATTCAACTAACTCCATTTTATACAGGAAGTTTTCTACACGGTCTCTTGCATTTGAATAATAGATAAAATTCTTGAACTCAGAGTAGTCTATGTTTAGTGAAATTGGAGAATTTGAACCAGTTATGTATCTATTCAAAAGTTGTTCTGATGTTTGAACATTTTCACTCAATATTTCTGTCCAAGACTTATACTCTGTATCAGAACTAATCCAATAGTCGTAATCTATTTCAAAGTTTGGACCTTGTATTGTTGGTATTTCTGGTTCAAATAATTCAGGCAACAGATTTACAGTATCTATGTAAGGTTTCATCAACTTGATGGAAACCCAACACGTAAAGAATAAATCTAAATCAACTGGTAGTGGATCAAATAACTTCACATAAAAAGATAGCGGGTCGCCATCTGATGTAACATTTATAACATCTACCAGTTTATTTTCACCAAAATTCAAAACTATCGGTGGTAAGAATGTTTTTGGTCTTATATTTTCAAGAACAAATCTAGCTAATTCTAATCTACCTGTTAGTGATTCGGGTGAAACTAATGAAAGTTTTAACTCTTTTCTATCATTCGATATGTCTGAAACAAAAAGATTATTTTTTGAATTCTGAGAACCAATCATGTTTCTCAAGAAATTATAAACTACTTTATATTCAGTAGCAGGTACTCCCAAATTTTCCAAATCTCTGTGGATTTGTAATTTGAGATTTGGCACTTCAAACCCAGTGTCAACAGAGAATGTGTTTATGTTATACGATGATCTAACATATCCTAGATTTTTTAGAAATACGTGTAGCTCTATATTGAATGGATTTGTATTTGTTATTGGATCTACAAAATTTGGATCAAATTCTGGAACAACAACCTTTTTTTCAAGCAGTTGTAAATCATCCACAGAAATAGTTGAGCCTCTTTTTGGGCCATAATCAAAGAGTATTTCATCAATATTTTTATATTCAAAGTTTGCCATTGTTTATCCTATTTTTAGCCAAGACCCGCCTCTATCAACAACATTACTTATTTCAGATAAAATTCTCAATACTCGTAATATCATCTGTGTATCATTTGTAGCTCTTATTAGACTTATTCCCTTTGTTTTTGTATCTCCATCAGTTTTACCAGTAAATGAATAAGTAGGATCCATTTCTAAAATTGATTTTCTTACAATAGGTCTTCCAACTCCCAGTGCACCACCAATATCTCCAGACCACTCATTAAATACAACTTCTATCACATTTTTTATATCAGATATTCCACCATTGTTTGATGATAATTTTTTTGTCTCTGTAAGTATAGAATTTGCCTTTGTCTTATCAGTAACTCCATTTACCAAGTCTTTAAATTGAGATTTATATGTATCATTCCATTTTAGAATTTGGTTTATTTCTTGACCAGGACCAAATGAATTACTCGCGGCTGGTGGAACAAATACATAGTCTAGTCTTGATGGCGGAGATTTTACTTCTAACGTTTTCAATATACTTTCAACTGATGAGTATCTACTGTTAGATATTGCATATATCTTATCCCATTCAGTAAATATCTGTTTGATAATATCAGCAGCAGGATTTCCAGGTTCTGGTTCTGGTTCTTTTGGTTTGAGTGCATCAGCAATACCACCAACGGCCTTCTCAAATGCGGCAAGTTGTTTTGCTGCAGCTTCTTCAGCTTTCTTGGCTTGTTCTTCTGCTTTCTTTGCCTGAGCTTCAAGTTGTGTTGAAAGTGCATCAAAAGCATCTGCTGTATTTGTAAGTTGTTCAGACACTTTCGATTCCAAATCAGTTAGTGTAGAATCAATAACTTCATTTAGAGAAATAATCGTTTCTTCTTTTACAGCATTTTCACCAACAATAAGATTTCTTTGATTTGATAATTCTTCAATTATTCTATTTAGATCACCGATACTCTCATTCTTTAGTGATAAAAGAGATGACAAGTCAGACATACTTTCTTTCATACTCGCCACCTGTGCTTGTAAAGCAGGTACTGTATTTGACCCCTCGATTATGAGTTTTTTCAAATTTTCTGTTAGAGTTTTTTCATCAGTTGGTATTTCTCCTCCTCCACCACCAACTCCTGTTCCGGTATCTGTTGTAAACAAGGTTGATAGTTCGGCGGCTTTTTTCAAAACATTTGTTTCTGCAGACACTGCATCAGGTAAACTACTAAACTCATTTTTTAGAACATAATCTACTGATGATAATGTGTAACGTTCATCAATGAGTTCTAAATCAATTGCACCTTTATTTCTAATGTAATTATCAAACGATATTACTCTACCAACGGGGTCACGTTCAACAGGAACATTTATTGATATATCGGTTTGTTGTTTTTTTGTTAATTCGTTCAAAAGACTTCGTAAATCTTCAGATGGTAAAGTTCCTGTTTCACTTCCAGTCAAAATTTTTCTAACTATAAATCCAAAGAATGGATCAAGTGGTTCCGATTTTATACTATCCAATAGATTTGTATCTGTTGTTATATTACCAGCAGATAATTCATTTCGTATAAGAATCTCTTTAGCTATGTATTTTTTTACATAATCATAATCAGTAGATGATTTGAATTCTTTTAGTCTTTGTAGTAATTGTTCTCTAGGACCATAATCAGGATTTCTTGAATTATTTACTTTACGTTTAGTTAATTTTATGTCTTGTTGTTCAAAAAAATCAAAGAACTCAGTTGAAGTATTGAACATCAAATTTGGAAATTGAGACACAAGATATTCGGCTTGAATATCTTCTACTCCTTGTTCAAATAAAAATTGTTCAATTCGAATCATCTTGAAACCTTGAAGTAATATTGATTATCAAATATCTGAGATACATCACCACCATCCGTTTCAGATTTTATCAAAATCCTATAAAACCGTTCTGGTTGAAATGAGTTCATCCAAAGTTTGAAATAATTACCTTCATTGTCACAACTAAGTTTTGAACCGGTTTTATCAAATGGGATTATTATTTCATCTGTATGTGCATCTCTGATTTCATAATAAGAAGATGTTGGTAGAAAATAATTTTGTGTGTAATACGACTGTGTTGTATATGTTTTTTGTGGATATTTACTATTCACATACACTCGTATTTTTGCCTTCTCTGTTTCAGAATATGATTTTTTTAGGTTTACATTGATTAGTGTATCATCTAAAGAAAGTTGTGTAAGACTACCGGTTTGAAATGATGAGTCATCCCACACAACAAATAATTTTGGAACATATATTGTGTTGCTATCTACTGAGAAAAATTTTAAACTCGGCAATGATTCAGTTGAAGATTCTATATCAGACCCAAATTTCAATATAAACCCATCGTTATCGAATCTACCAGAACCGGTAATCCATTTTTTTACAATTGGTGTTACATCCATATAAATATCGGAGGACTCGAATGAGAATGATTGTGTACACGTTGTGTTTTCAAATGTCCACCAAGTTCCTCCACCAGCTGATGAAAAATACGAAGCTGTTACAGATGCCTCTATTGAACCGAAAATAAGATTTGCATCAACCCAAGAATCCGATATTTCGTCCCACTCATAAGATATTCCACCTGTGACTTGACTCACTCCCCATAGATTTCCAACTGCCTTAGATGAACGGTATTTCCAAGAAACACCATCTGTTGTTGAAGGAGTGTTAAAATACTTACCAGTTCCGTTTACCCAAGAACCACTAACAGGATATGCATATACTGTATATTCCTGTGGTATTTCCTGAACATCAGATGTTCTCAATTGTAAGTAGTATTTTGCATTAGAAGATATTTTGCCGGCATTTACATCAGATTCTATTCCGGACACATCAAACTTCATTAAAATTCTACTGTTATATTTTGATGCAGTCCCAACTAGTTGATGTGATAGTTCTAAAATTTGGTCTATTCCGGTATTTAGAGATTCCGTTTTTTCATAAATCGTTGCATCAAATTTTGGATAAATGGTGTATATCATTAGAATGCCCTCACTCTACCAATGATGTCATTATCAGGATATTTAATTTCAAAAATTGATGGATCAAGAGATGGGAATATAATACCATTCTTTGTTGCTGCATCAATATTATACGCATATTGAGAATATCCAAGAGTTGTATCGTAAAAATTTACTACTTTCACATTAGATACTGTCTGAACTCCCTGTACTCTATCTAGCTCTGTGTAAATATTACTTAAGATAATTGGTTGGTTTATTTGCCATCTCTTTATATCAAAATACTGTTTTAGTTTATCAATACATCTAAGTATCACTTGATTTCCATTTTGATCTGGCATTGTAATTATATCAAACTCGATACCAATATTTACAATATATGCATCCTTTATGTTTATCGCATCTGTTAGAATTCTATGATAACCCAAATATGTTTTCAAATTTTCTTTTGTTGCCAAATTGATTGTAGTCAACTTGTTGTTTGAGTCGTAACCTAAAACGTAAAAATTCAAGGCTAAATCATTCGCAATTCTATCACTATTGAATATAGACTCTTCTGTAAGTTGTGTGTCTTTTGTAATGTATGCCTTGGCTATAGAACCAAATTTCTGTGGTAAACTATATGCTCTAATAATATAATCTTCTTTTGTTACCGCACGATTTTGTGAAGCAAATGATGCTAATGCATTTTGACGTATTTCATCAATAGTTTCACCATCTTTACCACCCGTTGCAGGTTGAGAATTTGTTGTTGCTAAACTCCCAACAACTTGATTGTATAGTGTTACATCTAGTCCAGTTTCATCCAACAGTATGTTTCTGCTAATTACTCGTGTAAGTCTTTCGGAAGAAACATTATCTTTTATTCCACCACCACTGGTGTAATAAAGAGTTAGTGTTGTATTATTTGGGGCCAATCCATATGTTTTCGTGTATAAAAAGTTCGATGGGTCTATATTTGGTGAGGCCGATGATTCAATTCCTGTAAGAGATGAACCAATCAAATCCGGATTTGGTATTATCTCTTCATCATCAAAATCGGATATACCGGCGCCGAAACTTATTTCATAAGTATTTGTCAAACTATTATCATTGTTTGCAAATAATCTAGAAGAAAATCTTCTTGAAATTTTGTTCAATTTCAGTAAGTAAGGAGTTTCGGTTCTATATGAACTTAGCTTTACATCATTTCTAGGTATATTTGCAACAGGCTCAAATATTGTATCTTGTGCAAGATAC